AACCTCGATCTGATAAACAACGGCCGCAAGTACGACATCCACGTTGTAACGCTGAGCCACGTGTTGATGGGCTACGCGAAAACACGATGCCAGCTGATGGAGGCTAGCCGCGTCGTGTTCTTCCCCGGCGGAAACGACTATCATAGCCGCCGATGGATGAAGGTCTACGGAGGTATCAACGATGCCTGGCAGAAACGCATCCTCGCGGAGCCATCGCGCTGGGTCTGCGTCGATATGCGACAGCCACGCAGTTATGTGACCGAAAACGCGGTGGTGCTAGTCCGTGGCGACCCTACGGGACAATAGCGGCGACGATATCGTCGGGGGTCACGCCCATCTCACGCGCGACGCGCCGAACCGATTTCGCGAACATCGCGGCGGGCACGTTAGCCGTGAGGATACGCGTAACGCACCAGCGCCCGCAGGTCTGGGCCGGATCGCGCTGGAGTTTAAACTCGCTGTAGCTGACGGGCCGCCCATCTTCAAGGAGCAGCCTCACAAGCTGCGGGCGCGTGCTCGCGAATGCTTTGCGATATTTTTCAGGGATAAACGAGAGCTCGGCATCGGGGCGGTAGCCATAGCTGTCGAAGTGCTCGATGCCTCCGCCGACCTCGTGGACGGCGACCCAGTGGCCGTAGCTCGGTTCGGTCTCGTAGAGCAGGATGAACGGGAGCGGGGGGAGCTTTTTTAGGCGAATCAGGTCGCGATAGAGGTAGACGCCGGCGTTAGGAAGCTGCGCTGTGATATCCTCGCTCGACATGGGAACATCGATGCGCGACATCTCGGGATACTCAATTATAAACACGCGTGCTTACTATATATGATGAATATAATCGAGCACACCAAAATGCCCTCCACCGAAGATGACGTCGTGTACTACAATGCCAGCCTATTTAACCCGGGCTCTGGCCAGCCCGTGGAAGCCTACATATCTGATATCCGGAGCCAGGCTGTAATCGACCGGCCCGAGGACTGGCAGGTAAGCGTTGTCCGCTTCGACATAACGAGCTCACTAGTCCCGCCGATGATAGTCCCTATGGCCGTCCCGGCGACGAACGTGCCCGGAACCTATGCATCGTCATTGCGAGTAGTGCTACGACACCTAGGCATTGACTATAGCGCCTCGGTTCAAATATTCTGCTTCTCGTTGAGCCTGTTCGGTGCCGTCTATAGCATCGACGAGCTGCTATCGCGATATAACACCGCCCTCGCTACCGCCTTCGCAGCCGTGCCCGCTCCGCCGTCGGCAGCTGCTCCGATATTCGTGTTCAACCCCGTCACCCAGCTGATAACGCTGTACTATCAAGCGACCTACGTCACGGCCGTGAACCCCATCGAGATATATCTTGATACACAAGCTTACGGCTACGTAGTTAGCCTCCCCGCAGCTTTCCTCAGCTGGAACGACCCTAGCGGACGGGATTTCCGTATCCAGGTCGAGACATCAAGCGCGCTCACTATCCCCGCAGTAGGTGCGCGCGCCGGCTATCCGTCAGTCGTTCAGGCTCTCGCTGGCGAGGTCCGTGCCCTCTCGCAGGCAGGCGTTAGCCTCGCGTCCATGAATGGCGTCCGCAGCATCCTGATTACGACCAGTATGCCAATCTCGAGCGAGGCCCTCCCGAGCACCTCGCTTGCCGGCGCTCAGAATGCTGGCTACAGTTCGAATAGCCTGCCCATCCTCAGCGACTTTATAGTAGGAGGGTCCGACCCCAGTGAGAACCCGAGCGTCGACCGTGTGCAAATTACATATTTGCCGACGGCGGAATACCGCATGATCCAGATGCGGGGGGTCGAGCCTCTGAAGCGTGTAGACCTCCGTTTCTTCTTCACCTTGCTCGATGGCGAGATCCGACAGCTGTTAATCCCACCCGGTGGTCACGTCAGCGCAAAGCTATTATTTCGTCGAGTGCGATAGAGTGCAACGTGTGGGAATATTATTTTTCGTCGAGAGTATCTAGCCCAGTCATATTACACGCCAGCTACTGAGATGTCAATCACCGTCGACCAGCTAAAAGTTGAGCGCGTCATCGATCCGCGGACCGATGCAACTAGCCCCGAGAACCGCGTTTATAACGCGTTTGAGGGCGCCGCGGACGTTTCGTATCAAAATTTGAGCCAGGATGGCGGAATTTCGTCAAATTCCTTAACATGGACGATCAATCCGCCCTCACCGAAGGTTTTCGTAAACCGCCGATTTATGGTTTCTATGCGGTACCGGCTGACATTCACCGGAGCGTCAGGTGGGGCCGGACAACAGCTTCTTCAAGCCGCCGGACTCCCTCGCGCCCCAGGGGTTAGCGGCGGGTCTGCCTACTACGACGCGCCACGCAGCTACCCTTTGGCACGCTCCATGCAGACAGTACAGTTCTCCCTCGGTAATGACCGCCTTTCCCAGAACCTCGGCCAGTACTGGACTTGTATGACGAGGTACTCTAACGATGTGGAGGCGCAGCAGCTCTGGCACTCTATGACGCCTACTATGCTCGACCAGAGCCAGAATTACAGCGACCTCAACGGCTTCGCGCGTAGCCCTATGCGAGGCTATGGAGACAACGTTCTCCAGGACCCCCGCGGTGGGTTCACTGGGGCACTTATCACGCAGAACACTTCGCTCGGCGCTGGAGATACAGCCGTAGTTGAGGTTTATGCGACCGAGATGCTCGATCTGTCTCCCTTTCTCTTCGAAAAAGGGCGCCAAGACGTGGGGTTTATCGGGGTGCAAAACCAGAGTTTAACCATTACCCTAGGCGGAAAAGGCGTCGGACCCCTCTCCGGGCTGGCTGCGTCTTTCTGGAGTCATAGCACCAGTTCGCCCAGCGTGTTTACCGGCATAGCCGTTGAAATCCTTACAGCTCAAGTCAAGGTCTCCTACCTGACCCCCGATCCGGTTATGCAGATTCCGCGCAGTATGAATTATCCCTATAGCGAGATTACCTACTATCCTACTACTATCTCAAACGCCGTCCTCGCGGGTGCTGGAACGACCATTGTTCAGAATAACATTCAGCTTCAGAGCATCCCCAGCCGCATCCTATTCTGGGTCGCACCCCAGGATAGCGGGTACTCCGTTACGAGCTCGGACGTAGCATTCGCGATTTCCAATATCAACCTTTCGTTTGACAATCGTGACAGTCTGCTCGCTAATGCGACTCAAGAGGACCTGTATCAGATCTGCGTGAAAAATGGGTCGAACTGCTCGTGGCGCCAATTCACTCGCGATGTCGGCAGCTTTATTGCCCTTGATTTCGGGGAGGATATTCCCCTCCGCGCAACCCAAGCCCCAGGCCTTCGCGGGTCCTACAATATGCGCCTCACGGTCCAGTGCACCAACCTCGGGGTCGCTGCTGCCGTGCCTACTCTGAATCTCGTTGTCGTGGCCGAAGGGGTGCTGTCCATCGTTGATCAGAATGTCATCCGCAATATTGGCGTGCTCTCCTCTGAAGACGTCCTGCGTTCTAAGTCTCAACCCGGCCGGGCCTATCACGCTCGCGGCTCCGTCTATGGTGGCAGCTGGTGGGACAAGGTCAAGTCGTTCGCTAGCGACGTGGGCAGGAAGGTCATTCGCCCCGGGCTTGACATCGCATCAACGGTTGGGTCTCTCATTGCCCCCGAATTTGCGCCCGCTATTATGGCCGCAAACACTGCGGCTCACGCTGTTGGCATCGGCCGCCCCCGAGGAGGTCGCCGCATCACCCGCAAGGAGCTTGCTGCCATTATGGGTTGATTACCTATCTGCCGTCAGCGCGAGCCGCGGCACTAGCTTTATTTTTGGGGCCCGATTTTCTCCCCCTATACTATACGCGCGCGAGATGAATCTAGCTGAATTTAATACGGGCACTGGTGCGCCGCAGACCAAGCCATGGCTACGCCCCGTTGCCTTCTCGCTCGAGAGTCAGACCCTGTTGGCGAGCAATGCTACCGTTACAGACTTGGCGTGCACTAATATTCAAACAGGGAATATCACGTCGTTCCGGGGCGCGATCGCGCTCCCCTTCCGAGTTGGCGGTGCTGTACCTACCGTCACCGGCGCAGCTGGGGTGACTATCGGCTATGCTAGCTTTCTTGGAGGCGTTGGAGTCATCGGCCCT